CCGTGGCAGCATAAAGAACACTGCCAATAGGAACTAGAAAATCTAAATTTGAATCTTTTGGAAATTGCATTCCATTACTACTTGTCACATCAGAGCCACCAATGTAGCAGGGATGGTCATTGCTATTGTGCAGGACAACTCGGCGATTTTCGCCATACACTTCAACGATAATTTGAGCAGTTAAGTTGACAAGCACTTGTTTTGAGGAAGCCATTTTTCTCCTGTTTCAAGAACCCCAAGTTTTCAAAATCGTCTATTTGGTCATCAATGGTGCGAGTAAGCGGAAAGATGTCGGAAATCATAATAGATTGACCAAATTCCTTGTTCGCCCCGTTGCGAGCTGAGTGTAAACCTGAGTGGTGGCAACCGATGAGTGTCGCATCAAATCGCGCACTGCCAAAAGGTCACCGCCTGATTTCTCAAGCATATTAGTTGCAAAGTAATGGCGACAGGCGTGAAAAGTTTTTTTAGGAATACCAAGGCGCTTCATCTCATTGCTTGTCTTTTTAGATAGGCGGTTAGGAGTGACTTCCCAAAGCCTTCCGTTGGTTTGCTTTGACAAGATGACATCGGCAACGGCTTTGGCAACCGGAACTGCTAGGTCTGTTCCGCCTTTACCTGCGATCCGCAAGACATAGCCATCATCGTTGATTTCTAGGTCTATGCCTCTCAGGTTGGCAACTTCCATCGCCCGAAGCCCTGCCATACAACCAAGGACAAACCAATCGCGCATCGGTTGACGAGCATCGCTCATCAGCATCTTGGCTTCATTAGGCGTTATCGGATGAGGCAGACCGCGAGGCTTGCGAACAGCAGGCAAGTCCTCAATGGAGTTGTTGTCTATCAAGCCCATCTTGCGCATTGCCTTAAATGTGGAGCGCAGGCGAGCTGCATAGGTGCCTCGCGTTGATGATGCTGTCACCCCTAAAAGAAGGCGCTGAAAATCATCAACTGTGGCGACTTGAGGATGGACTCCAAGTCGGAGCAACATATTCCAATCGTTGCGGAACATAGCCATTGAATAGCCCTGAGTGCGGTATCGCGCCTCTAGCTTCTCACGGATCACTTCAAGCGGTGTTTCTTGCATCCCCCAAGCCTATCTCAAGAATCCTACGAGATTGTGCCGTTTTCTTTGGCGGCTTCTAGTTCATCCCAATAGGCTTTGGGCATTGATAAAAAAGACCCATCTTCATTTTCAATTAGTATGTGTTCTACGCCGTTAGTGTCTGTGATAAATTGTGTGTTTTTCATTTTATAGTTCCGCCGTAACTGCTAGATGTGCTGCTGCGTTGTTATTGGCTTCTAAATATAAAGGCCGATAAGCAGTCCAGCCTGTATCTGCCACATTAAATACTGCAAGATTCCTAGTATTTAAAAAGGTGTTGATAGTAACTGATGATGGTGCGCCGTAATCATTTGCTAGGTCTGTGGTTCGCAAATTGCTAAATTCAACAGCAGTTGGAGCAACTCTCATTTGAACAGGTAAAACAAACTGAACAACGCCTGCGGTTGTGCTTTCGCAAGAACCCATAGCAAAACGCGAAAATGATGAGTCATTGCTTGTGCGGAAGTAATACCTCTGGCAAGCGGCTAACTCGCCTTGAAGTGTGCCGGTGGCGGTTTGGAACGCGGTTGCTACTGAACCGGCTTCTACTTGAACGCCCCAAATGTCAAAGGTATTTGATTGGATGCCAAGAGTTCCAGTGCGAGCATTAAAATCACTTCCCGCTGATACCCATATTAGCAATTCAAAATAATCATTATTATTAGAACCCAAAGTTTTGCCAGAAATAGAAGGAACATTTATTGTGAAGGAATATCTTGCCCAAGTTGTTGAAATTGCCTTATTTGCCGGCGAGGAAAGAATTGCCGTGACTGCGCTTGATGGTGACCCCCCAGTTCCGAAGTTTTGTACCATTTCAGCGCATATTGAAGGTGTACCGCTTGCGCTTTTAGCCCAAAATGAAACTGTAATTGTTTGTCCTGCGAAGGTTCTTACACTTTCCATCCGTTGATTAAGGCTCGCTCTTGCGGTGCTGAGAGTTTGCCCTGTTGTAACTATGCGAGCATAACTTTTACTTTCGTAACCCGATACCGGAGCAGTTCCTAAAGTAAATGTTTCAGCACTAAAAGTTACTGTTCCATCTACATTTCTAGTGTAGTATCTGTCAAAAATAAAAGAATCATTTGTAGTCGTACTTGTGAAGCCTCTTTGATTTATAGCAAAATCACCATTAATAATTTTATTCTTACCCGCGGCGTAATCACCCTGCCAGCGAAGTCCAGTAGTAGCGGCACTATCCGCGACAAGTGTTTCGCCGTCATTTCCAACTGCTAAGCGGGCTGGCACATCTGATCCAGTGGCCGAAATTAAATCGCCTTTAGCATCTACGATAGTGTTTTGAATCGCATTGGGATCATCAGATGCTACCCAATTAGCGCCATCATAAACTTCTACTGCATTAGTGTCTTTAAGATAACTAAGCATTCCTTCAGCAACAACACCGCTCAGGGCTGTTGTGCGCGCTGCTGCATCGTCAAACACCATAACTGCTTGCTGCATAAGATAGGTGTTGACTTCGGCTGCTGTTAAAACATCGCCGGTTGCAAACAGCTTATATCCTGCTCCTGCCATTTCTTCTCCTTAGTATGAAAGAACTCCCACAGTTCCATCCAGCACACCTTGGATTTGTGAATCCAATATGAATGCCTGAATTATAGGCTCTGCGGTGAGGAAGCGTGTTGTCCAAGTGTTGGGTGTAATGTCGTGCTGAATGCCTTGAACGAATAGTTCTAGGTCAAAACTTGAAGATGCCTGCCCTGTCTTGTTGACATTTATGAGGGTAAATAAATCGGATTCAAGACCTGCGGTGATGCGGTCAGAAGCCGTTGAGTCCATCAGATTTAAGCCGATAGAGTCAATTCTAAGGAGGGCATTTTCGCGGGCATTTAGAAGCATCGAAGCCTGGTCAAGAGCCTCGGCATCGGTCTGCATCATAAGCCCTGTGCGTGATCCTGAATGGATGAAATAGGTTTCAATTGAACTTGTTGACTGCACATTTTGGGCAGTTCCATTGAGGCGGGTGACAGTTATATCGTTAAAAATTTGAGTGTCATCGTAGGCAAAATCGATGCTTTGATAAGAGATTTCAGTGCCATCATCGTTGAACTGCAAAGGTGTTTGGTCTGCTTCTAGGGAAACAGTGGTGCGTGATAGAAAGACCGCGTTGCCTTCAACATCAATGAAAAAGGCTCCAAGTTCGGTCTGCTCTAAGGTTTGCAAGGCACCTAGTAAGGTTCGATTTGTGCCAGGGTCAGCCTGAACTGTTGTGTCGCCTACATCAACGAGGCGTTGACTTGAGGGGTAATTTGCAAGGTCTAGCAAGTCATCAATGCGCGCCCCCGTGGTTTGACCGGCGGATGAACCCGCGACAGTCGTGATGTTGACATTTTGGAAAAGACGGAAGGCATCTACACATTGCAAAGTGACACTTGAAACTTCATCAATGCCGAGCCTGAAGGTGTTGTCATAGCTTGTGATGTAGCCTGAATAGAGATAGTAGCGGTCAAGACCTGAACCATCATCATAATCTGCCCAAATGCGAATCTTACGAAGAGGCAAAAGTTTGCCATAGTAAGGCCCTGAAACATTTTGAGGGTTCCATTCGCCATTCTCATCCTCAAGAACGACAGTGGCTTGGCCTGCTTCAAAGCTATTTAGAACTCGGTTGCGGCCTCGGCGGATGGAAACGCGAAGGGCGATGTCACTTACATCAACGACATCTGCCGGCGCATCTGCCAAGATGCCCACGCCAAGGGGCGTTGAAGGATCATCTAAAATTAAAGGGTTTCCAAAGGCAGGGCCATTTGCGAAGTCAATGCTGACTCCAAGAACGGGTGTGCCTGGCATTACAGACCGCCAACAAAGAGAATTGGATTACCGCTTTGTTGTTCTAACAAGATTCGCTGACGGATGGCATTAGCCAAATCTGCCTCTGTTTGAACATTGCCTTCAACAGTGACATTGACAGTCATTCCTGCATTTTCTGCCATACGGAAAGAACCAGGGTCAAAAGTCGAACCTGCGCTGATGCCAGGGCCATCAAATATCCCCATTGCTTGCATTCTTGCTCGCTCATCGCTAAGAGCGCCAAGCCCTGATGTGCTAATAGAATCAGTCAAGGTATCGATGTGTTCTTTTAGTAAAACACTAATTGCGGTGCCTTTTTCTGTTGCATCTCTAAGTGATGTCAGTGTGTCAATTTGTTCTTCAATTTTACTTATTGAAACTGCTGCGGAAGCAGGATTGAAAGGATTTGCAACAAAGCCATCGCCTCCGCCACCACCGCCACCGCCACCTCCACCGCCACCGCCACCTCCACCGCCACCGCCACCGCCGGTGGCACCAGCTACGCGAGGCGCTCCAAGTGCAGCAAGGTAGGCATTTAAGGCTGCGAGGGCATTACGCCAAGATTGAGCAGCTTCATCTCCTGGCAAAGACCAACCCTTGGAGAGTGCGGCTTGTAGCGCAGTGCCATCTTGAACTGTTTTGCCATAGGCAAGAACTTCAGCGCGGGTCATTCCCCATTTGCCCATCAACTTCTCAATTTCTGAGTCGTCAATCTTTTCATCTTTTAGGGCGCGGGTGAAATCTACATACTTCTCGGCTTCTTCTTTTGTCAGACCCCACTTCATTAGCAGGTTGACAATTGGGCCGTCATTTAGGTCTGTTGAGTTGGCAGCATAGATTCGGGCGATGTATTCAAGAACTTCGCCCTTTGTAATGTTCCACTTTTGAGCAAGAACAGAAACTTCTTCATCACTGATTACTGCATCAGAGAGAACTTGCAAGAGATCGGTGTAGCGTTGAGCAGCCTCATTGAGTTTCATCTGCGCTTCCATATTGGCAATTAACGCATTGACTCTTGCTGCTTCTTCTAAGTTTGCTTGCTTTAGAAGGTTGAGTCGAGCCGCTTCAAGTTGAATTGGGTCTTTCTCGGCGGTTGGCTTCACACCTAACTTGCGAAGAGCTGCGAGCGCTCTTTCAGTTGCAAGTTGCTCTTTTGTCTTTTTATTCAAACCAGCAGTTGTGACAGTCAAAGCCTTGTTTTTGATATTGGCGGTGGCAGTTGCCTGAGATAATCTGTTCAAATCTGCTAGATGACCTGTCACAACTTGCGAGTTCTTTTGAATTGCCTCGGTGTTATCGTCAAGGCTATTGGTCATCTTGTTGAGAACAAGGAGAGTTCCGCCAACTGCTGCGGTAAAAGCAGTTATGCCTGCGGCTGCTGCAAAGGCCGAAGTTCCACCTGTGGCAAAGGCTGTTGCGGTGCCTGCGGCAGTGCCTGCGACTGCCTGCTTCTTAAATACACCTGTCAAAAGTTTCAGGGCTGCAATAATTGCGCCGATACCCGCAGCGACTTTAGTGCCAACAAAGGTGCCAACGATAAGAGCTGTGAAAATCTTGAATGTTGTTAGGTTGTCAGAGATGGTCTTGAACATTGAGCCAAGACCCTTGGTCGCTTTGATTAGAAATTCTATGATGTCGCCAAGTGCGCCTGCGAGTTCATCTTTGTTTTGTGCAATGAATTTCTCAAAAGCAGGGATGACTTGTGTTTGAAATACGACTACCAAATCCTCTAAGACAGGAAGAAAGGCGAAGCCTAAAGTTTCAAGTGCTTCGCTGAAGGCAATTTGAATGCCCTGCATCCGACCTTCAAAAGTTTGAGCGCGTGTTGATGCTGCTCCTGCAAAGGTCTTTCCTAATTCATCAAGGGCAGCATTTAGGTCTTTGCTCTTTTTGATGTCTTCCGATAATGGCACACCAAGTTTTGTGAGAGCGCCAATGTTTCCACCTATTGCTTTGGCTAACGCTAAGGAAACGCTCTGCAAATCCTTTTGAGCGCCTGCCGAAATATCAAGGGCAAGTGATTGGAGTGCTTGTGCCTCAGTGATGTCTTGAGTGGCATTAAGTAGGGTCGTTAGCGATGGGCGAAGTTCGTCATCGGTGACAGAAACAAGTCTTTGTTGCGTGGCTATGTAATCTTCGACCCCTGCAATAGCAGAATCGGTTGCGCCTGTGGTGTTGCGAAGGGCATTGGCGAGCAATGCCTGTGACTTCTGATCTGCGATAGCGGCTTCAACGCCGTCTTTGCCTAGCTTTACTGCCAGCGCCCCTGCCGCGAGGGCGGCAACGCCAAATGCCTTGGCAATCTTTTTGCCAGCATCTTTGAAATTTTGTTCAAGTTTGTTAAGGTCTTTTAGGGCCTGCTTTGAACCTTTGTCGTTATAGACAGTGACAATGCGTTCAATAATTGCCATTGCCTAACCTTCTCTCTGATTCAAATTTGCATCCATTCGTGCCTGCGCTTTGCTTTCAGCATTTTTAATTGCTTCAAAGATAGCACGCTGAGCATTCTTCTTGTTGTCATCAACCGCTCTGATAAGAGCGCGACCTTTATCTTGACCCAAGCCTTTAGATGTTGGCAAAACTCCATAATACTTTTCAACTGCTTGGATAAAGTCTTGAGAGGCACTTGGATTTGTGGATCGTGAAGCGCGGG